GTAAACCGGCAGGTGTTAGCCTCGGAAGTTCATGGACAAACCTACCCGACGAACAGCTCCAAGCCTTTGTCGGCATGGCGGGTGATGGAAGCCCTTTGGGTGAGTTATTTGCGACCATACCGCAGGTGACCACTGATGCCATGCAGATGGCACTTGTACAGGGTATTTCCCTTGGTGAAGGACCACGTACGGTAGCACGGCGGGTACGCAAAGCTGCAGACATCGGACGCTATCGAGCAGAGACAATAGCACGTACTGAGATGATCCGAAGCGCCCGTGAAGCGCAACGGCAACTCTACACCCAGAACCCAGCGGTTACCGGATACCGGCGCCAAGCCACACAGGACAGCCGGGTTTGTCTTGCGTGTTTGGCTTTGTCCGGTACGCTCTCAACCACCGATGAAATTATGCCAAGCCATCCGAACTGTCGGTGCGTGATGATTCCGGTAACCTTGTCTTGGGCAGAGATAACCGGGGATAGTTCCATCCCTGATACACGACCTAAGCCGGTTACCGGCGAAGATATCTTGCGTGGGCTTACCGCTATGGAGGCTCAACAAATCCTAGGCAAATCACGTTATGCCCTTTACGCAGAAGGGTTGCCGCTTAGTGACATGGCAACCGTGGTACAGAATGCGGATTGGGGACCAACCACTAGGGTACTCCCGCTTAGAGACCTAGAGGGTTACGAACCGGATCTAACGACATTCGAGTAAAAGATACCGTGTGGGATACTTACACCATGGACGTGCTTACTAGTAGTGTAGACGGAATCAAGAGCGACCGGCTCGGTTACGTGAAGGGTTATCTGGTGCGCTTCGGCGATACCCAGAGTGCTGACCTTGAGGGTGATTATTTCACCAAGTCAACCGACTACGGTTTTCCGATGTCCGAAGGCAAGCGCGTACCGCTCAACGTCTACTACCACCACGGTATGGATGCCGCTGTCGGTAAGAAGTCTATCGGTACCGGTTACATCAAGATGGACAATACGGGCTTATGGTACGAGGCTCAGTTGGATCTAGCCGATGAGTACGGCAGCATGATTGCAAAGTTATGCAAGCAAGGCAAGATGGGTTTTTCATCTGGTGCAGCTGCACACTTGGTAGAACGGAAAAGCATGGGTGATGTTTCTGAAATCACGCGGTGGCCTATCGCTGAGGCAAGCATCACACCGACACCAGCCGAATATCGTAACAGCGTCAAAAGCCTAAAGGAGTATTACGGCATGGAGCCCATGATGGGTATGGAAGACGAAGAGATGGTCATGGCTCCAATGCCTGAGCAGTCCCCTGAAGAGTACGCTATGTCGGTATACGATGATGCCGAGGGTGACCTTATCCACGAGGGGTTAGAAGCCTACTACGATGCGCTTTGTGGAGCCATCGAAGCAGTATCAGATCAAAGCATGGCGGATGCCGTCATTGATGAATTTGCTCGACGTGCTAAGGGGCTATATGCCATGCACGGAATGAAGAGCGTACAACCCGCTTCATTGCGGGGTGTTGAACGTCGGCTGCGGGATGCAGTCGGTTTGTCACGGTCAAGTGCTAAGCGCTTGGCTCCAGTAGTCTGGGAATCTCTGCGGGATGCAGACCAGCCTGATGAGCAGCCGTCCATCGTAGTCGAGGCGAAAGCCCATGATATTGATGAGCGAGCCGACATACTGGCACGCTTGGAGTTGTTACAACAACTATGAACCTTACACAACTACAGAATCAAAAAGAGTCTGTGCTTGCTACCGCACGGGAGCTTGCTTCCGGTAACGGTGACCTTGCACAGGTCAAAAGCCTGATGGCAGAAGCCAAGGGCATCGAAGAGCGTATTGAGACCATCAAGGCACTCGGACAAGGCCACCCTGTCGCTACTGAAGCACCAGCAGAACAGCCTTGGAAGTCCGGCGGTATTGGACGTAATCCATTCGTTGGTACCCGTGACGAAGCGAACTATAAAGCATACGCATGGGGTCAATGGGGACGCTCTATCATGGGCAACCGCAAAGCATCCGACTGGGTAAAAGCCAACCTGAAGGCACAGAGCGAAGGCACGACAACCGCTGGTGGTTTTACCGTACCGGATCCACTGTCTTCCGACCTTATCTACCTGCGTGAGCAGTTCGGTATTGCTCGCCAGAACTGCCGCATCTACCCGATGAGTTCTGATGTCTTGAACGTGCCTAACGCCACGGCATCGACCACTGTGTACTATCCGGGGGAGAATACCGCTATCACGGCATCCGACCTTACATTTGCTCAGGTCAACCTTGTCGCGAAGAAACCGTCTGTCCTTACTCAGGTCTCTAAGGAACTGGCAGAAGACTCGATCATTGACTTTGGTGCGACCCTTGCCCGTGACATGGCTTATGTCTTGGCTAAGGAAGAAGACCGTGTTGTTTTCAACAACGCTGTCGATAGCACATCTGGTCTTGATGGCATCCTCTATGCTGTTTACAGCAGCAACGCTACCAAGGCTAACATCGCTTCCTTGCAGGTCTTCACAACCGGTCAGACCATCACGTATTCACCTACGTTGGCTAACCTGAAGGGCATGGTCGCAAAGCTTCCGACCTATGCTGCACAGGCTAAGTGGTTCATGCATCGTGAGATTTGGTACAACGCCATTGCTCCTTTGCTTGATGCACTCGGCGGGAACTCCATCATGGACATCCAAAATGCCTATGGTCCTACACCTATGCTCTACGGCTACCCGGTAATCTTTGTGCAGAATATGGCTAAAACCCTCGCGGCTACCACGCCTTACATCTTGCTTGGTGATCTAAGCATGGGTACCGCGTTCGGTGATCGCCGAACCGTTACGATTGAGGTAAGCGACCAGTATTACTTCAATCAAGACGCGCTTGCATTCAAGGCAACTGAGCGTTTCGCTTTCAAGGCGTTTGATATCGGTAACGTTGATGCAACAGCAGCCAACCGTGTACCGGGAAGCCTTATCGTCGGAGCATCCGCAGCTACATAAAGCGAGCGGGTTCTATCTCAAGCCCTCGGCAGACGTGCCGGGGGCTTTTCCTTTGTGTGGGATACTGAAACCATGATGACCAGAGCCGAGGCAATCGCACAAGTATCCTTATTTGTGTCCGCTCAAAGTTACCCGCAGATGTCCACTACGGACATTGGCTCAATCCTTGATTCGTTCTCACGGTTCACCACGTGGGCAGCTTCAACCACTTACGCAGTAGGTGACCGTGTAGTGCCTACAACGCCCAATGGCAGGGTCTACGAGTGCAGGGTAGCCGGTACGTCAGGGGCTACACAACCAGACTTCCCCGTCTACTCCCCGTACCAAGTCAAGGGCTTTACGCTGGAAGATGGAAGCGGTGACCCTACCTTGATGTGGGTAGACCAAGGGCCGATCAACGTAGAGCGCTACGATGTACGCACAGCAACTCGGCAAGCGTGGCTTATCAAAGCCAGCCGTGTAGCGGCAGACATCGATGCTAAGGAAGGCACGAGCGATGTCAAGCTTTCCCAGTTGATGCAGAACTGCTTGACCATGGCAGACAAATACCGCCCGGTGGTGTTCGCATGAGTCCGATTCTACGCTCCACCATTCAAGCCGGCATGGTACGCAATCTCTGCCAAGACCGGGTAGAAATACACCGCTTCACCTTGACCGAAGACGGCAGAGGTGGTGCTACTGAGACATGGCGTAAGGTTGCCGAGTACAACGCTAGGCTAACCAACCAAAGCGACACAGAGAGCATCGTAGGCGGTGGCATCCAGTCATCTGCACAGTGGACGCTGATTGTTGCTGTAGGGGCTGATGTTATGCCGCAGGATAGGGTTTACCGGGTGGGTGATGATGCCCGCTATTACGATGTGATCGGGTCAGACTTTGGGCAGACGGAATTACTAGTTCAGCACTGTGGGCTAGTGGAGCGGATGGCATAATGGGCGCATCAGAATGGACAACCATAGTGTTAGCGGCAGTGACCGGCATTATCAGCCTGCTTGCCTACATAATTAGATTCTTGCACCGGATGGACAAACGGGGAGCCGTTGACACCGCCAAGATTGAAGACCACGGGGTTCGTATCGGTAGGCTTGAAACTGCAACAGGTGAAATGCGTACAAGCATCACCAAACTGGAGGCGAAACGATGAACTCAATAAGTATTAGCAGGCTGGTCGTGGTCGTTCTGATCGCCTTTGTCGCGTCCTTTAGCACAGTCTTTGGTGATGGCGTTCGTACGGCAGAAGCCAAGGACATCGCCGAGCTTGGAGCAGTGATGGCACTTTACGGAAGCAAGGCTGTAGCGGCTGGTGTCACTGCTGCGATGTCTGCTGCGCTGGCGTTCCTGACAATGCCTTTCAAGGGTGTGCAGGCGAACAGTCTGAAGGTGGGCAAATGAACCTCCAGAACTACAGGCTGGAGCCTAACCCGTTGAGTCCCGGTGACTGGATTGTCTTTGGTGACATCTACGACAACAATGGCAACCTACTCGGCACGTTTGGTGAAAATGGGACGAGCGTTTTCGGTTGGTGGATTACGCAGGATGTTGCTTTTCAACAGAACTACAGCACTCAGTTTTCAGTGATTATGGCGCAGGAAATCGTAGCGGGGACGGCTGAATAATGGCTACTTACTATGTGAGAACTGATGGAAGTAACGCTAACGCTGGAACTGGACAACTGGCTGGTCAGGCGTGGGCTACAGTCGCGTATGCCTTAACAAGTGCTTCAGGTTTTGCAAGTGGTGACACTTTGTACGTGGCACCGGGTGTCTATACAAACCAGATATCTGTAACCATAACAAACCCAACGGTAGAAACAAATATCATTGGTGACCCAACGTGTACTGTCTTCACTGGTGTTACTGCTGGGCCGGTGATAGTTACAAACTACAACTCAACATTATCTGGGGCTGGTTATGCCGGTAACGTCATTAGTGCAACAACCAAAAATTACCTGCACTTTCAAAACATACAATTCAAACTGAGTAATAGCGGTCTAAGTTTTACAACTTGCACAAACTTAAAATTTACTAAATGTTCGTTTATAGCAAGATATGGGTCAAACATTTTGAGTGTTAGTAGCCCAACAAGTACCGCCGTAAATCTAACAGTCACTAGATGTATTTTCCTTGGTGGAACAAACCAAATATTGGTAACTGGACAGACTGTTGCTGATAGTACAACGATTACAAATTCACTATTTTGTAGTGCTAGTAGTAATGGAATTCAAGCAACTAATGCACAAATAGCAGTTATGAACTGCACCATAATCGGATGTAATACTGGTGTACAGGTAGCCGGAAGTTTGTCATTCCTTAGTACTGTTCGCAATTCACTTTTACAAAATTCAAATATTGACTTGCAATGTATCGTTACTATTAATACGGTAATTGAAAACTACAATCGTTTACTAGGTGTTACCGCTAGGAGTAATGTTGTAGATAATGGTACATCGAGCAGCGTGGGTGACATTGGCATTGATTTTGGTGAGACGTTACTTGCTGGGTTGAATAACCTACAAATGTATACGTCTTGCTTTGGGTCACCTAACAAAAACTTTGGTAACAGTACAGGTGCACCAGTAACCGACCTATACGGTGTAACTTGGACAGGTACTAGCCCAGATGCAGGGTCTGGTACATTTCGACAGGTTGGGGGCGTTGGATATTACAATCCGACAGACCGCAACGCCAGCACCATCACAATCGCTCCCGGCTCAACCTCCCAATCCATCGAGCTCTACCTTGGTGCTACAGGACTCACAGCCTCAACCGCTGGTCTCTCAGCCCGCTACAACCGGACACGTACAGCTTCTGTATCTATCGCTCTAGTAGCCCGTACCATCGCTCAGGCGTGGACATCTGGTGGCTTTGCCGAGGTTGACGCTACCAATATGCCGGGCGTCTACAGACTCGACCTTCCTGATGCGGCATTGGCTGCTGGTGCTGATGATGTGACAATCGTGGTGCGTGGTGCAAGCGGTACTAACGGTGCGGTAATGACGGTCAAGCTGTCCTCTGGTGGCTTGACGGAAGCACAGACTGCCTCGGCTGTATGGGGTGCAAGCCCAGCAGGCTACAACGATGGCACAACATTCGGTGGTGTTGTTAACACTACTGCAACTGTGGCTAATGACATTGAGTCACAAGTCCAAGATGTTCCGGGCAACGTCTGGGATGAGCTTAGAACGAACCACAGCACGGCAGGCTCATTCGGTCAGTATGTCAATGCCGAACTGGTTACGCCGGTAACCTCTGCCGCTCTGGTTCGCATGGGGCCTTACGAGGTCAAGGCTGACGGTCTCGGAGCATCTGATCCGCTTGACATCCAAAAGGGCGCACAGCACGGCGTAGATATACAGTGTGTAGACGGCAACGGTAACGGTATCGACATCACCTCTGCAACGGTTACGGCTAAGGTCTACAACAGTGGGGCTACCTTGGTAGACACTTACTCCTGTACGGCAACCTATGCAGCTGATGGCAGGGCTACGTTTACGATTGATACGACGGTGACTAACGTGCCGGGTACCTACACTGCAACGATTACACGAACCACCGGGGCATCTGATACCCAGATATTCGGACCACTGCGGATCTACGTGAGGGACATCTGATGGCACTTATTTATGACTTGACCGAAGACCCACAGCAGGTCATACAAGCCAGCGCGTGGGTAGGTGATTGGCACAGTTACGTGGTCCGGTTGGTGGATGAGTTGGGAAGCCCGGTTGATATAACCACCGGCACTCTCGGCGTAACCTTTACCAACATCGCTACGGGGTCGGCTTATACGTTTCCTAGTGGATCCGTTACCCTTACAAAGCAGTACAGTGCACAAGGTATTTTGAGCATCCTCAACCCGGCGGCTTACCCTACTGCAGCGATGATTCGGATAACCGTATCCTTCACGGTGAGTACAACAGTGCGGCGCTTCGGGCCTTTAGAGATTGAGGTTCTTGCACCATGAGTGTAACCGTAAGCCTCAAGACCGTATCCCTAGACCGCTACAAGGCGAATCTAGGCACTCTTACTACGATTGTAGGTAAAGCTGCGGCAGACGTTGAAGCCAACGCAAAAAAGAGCATCACAACCGATAGTGGTAGATTCCGCGAGTATGACAAGGGTCACTGGTCAAGCCCTCCGGAAACACCGCCAAACTCTGACACCGGTTACCTTGCGAACAACATCTTTCACCGGATGCAAACCAGAACGACCGCCGAGGTTTCCGCTATCGCAAAGTACGCCGTACCGCTGGAGCTTGGATGGACTTCAAAAGGTGGCAACACCGTACCACCCAGACCATTCATGGAACCAGCTCTAATGTCGGTACGCCCAGCATTCATCAAGGCAGTTACAAAAGTACTAAAGGGCAAGTAATGGCATACGAACCGGCAGTGATTGAGCAATGGATCTATGAGACCCTCAGCGGTGATGCAACGCTCTTGGGCCTGCTTGCTCCTGACAACCAGCCTAACGGTTACCAGATGGGCATCTATAACACCGTAGCACCGCAGAGCGACCCTGTTAGTAGGAGACCAGTACAGGTGCCTTACGTGGTCTTCAGTCGTGCTGGTGCAGGCGGTGAGGACGAGGATACGCTATGCGGTGGCAGGGCTTTTACTTATCCTAACTACCGTATTACCGTGTGGGATACTGAAAGTGGTGCGATGAGCATGAGCCGTATACAAACGATTATGTCTCGCATCGATACGCTTTTGGATAATCAAACGGTCACGACTACAACCCCAAGGCTTTATGTCCGCAGGGTTTCAACTGATCAAACCTTTGCTTTATCTGATGGCGGCAGGACGGATTACGGGGTGACAGCGGTCTATCGCTGCTTGACCCAGCAGTAGGAGTAGACAATGCCTTTTACAAAATCGTTCGGGTTGGTTGGTGAGAACTGCGTGGTAACCATCGCATTCGGTGGTTTCCAAGACGGTGCGCCTTCCGCCTTCACCGCTAACACTTACACCTGTCTGGCTCGCTCAGTGCGTACCAGCACATCGGTAGATACAGCTGATGTATCTGCACTTTGCGACACCACAAAGAAAATGCAGGTTACCAAAGCAAGTGGTTCTATTGACATCGAGTTGCTCGTAGATGGCACACAGCAGACTGATGGTTCCCCTATCTTTTTCAACAAAGAAGGCTACTATTGCCAGATTGTAATTACTCCAGGCGCTCTTAATGCAAAGACCTTTGTAGGCATCGTGACCGCTACCGGTATCAGCATTGCTAACGGTGAAGCGGTAACAGAGACAGCGACAATCATGCTCGGCGCTAACGGTGTTGCTACCGCTTGGACATCCGCATAATGGGTATAAAAGCCATCAAGGCGGTTGAGGCTGAAGCCGACCACGGTATTCTTGAAGTAGACCTCAGCGAGTGGGCTGGTGAAGGAGCGGTAGTACGCTTCCGTCAACCCAAGGCAGCAGACTACTTTCCGGATGCAGGTGACCTGCAAAAAATCAGGATGTCTTACGCTGAGATGGCACCAAACCTTTTGGTCAACTGTTTGATTATTGGCAAGTGTTACATACCGGATATTGATGACCCCAGCGATGCGGCTTTTATCCGGGTATTGCTTGACCTAAGCCGCAAGAATACTCAAGCGTTCTACGCTATCTATTGGTCGTTCATCGGTAAGTATGTTGATGTATCGGTTACCAAAGAGGTAGACGAAGCAAAAAACGACTCGGCGGTGTAGGCCAACTTATCGCGTATTACTGCGTGAAGTATCTACACCGTCATCCATCGGAAGTCGACCTAACCTTAGACCAGATTTGGGAAGTCGCTGTGATTGCTCAGGATCTCGAAAAGCACGAAGTCAACGTGATTAAAGCAACAAGGGGCATACTGTGACAGTCGCAGAACTTACCGTCAAACTAGGCGTACAGGGACAAGGGCAGATTACCGCTGCCCTTGACAAGACAAAGCAAAGCCTACAGAGCGTTGCACAATCCGCACGATCCGCAGGGTCAGCCATTGCCGGTATCGGTGGTGTTGCTATCGCTGGTAGCATCGCTGGATTCGGTATGCTTGGCAAAACTGCTTTTGATGCAGCTGTATCTTTTGAATCGCTCAACTCCCGGCTTACCGCTATCACTGGTAGTGGTGCAAAGGCAGCATCAATCTTAGATATGGTTCGCAAGGTTGCCGGGCCTTCCCCCTTCACCTTTAGCCAGTTGGCTAACTTGGCTGTAGGTCTTGAATCTATCGGGCTTGAAACTAACGCTCTACTACCACGGCTTGCTAACCTTGGAGCCGCATTCGGTGCTGATGAAGAGCATCTAAAATCATTGCTAAACATGGTCGGTAAGTTCAAAGTGGGACAGATGCCGGATGCCGAGCAGATGGCAATGTTTGGAATGAGCCGCTCCCAGTTTGCCAAGGAAGGCATAAAGTTTGACAGGGGCGGTGGTCTTGAACAGGGTCAAGAGCTAAAGGTGTTTGAAACCTTTATAAAGATTATTGATACCAAATACTCCAGTATGCTTGATCAGTTATCTGGTGACACGGCTACAAAGTTAGCATCCCTTGAAGACGCATGGGAAGGGGCTATGCGTACGATTGGTCAGAAGTTGATTACAATCTTGACCCCTTACATCAAGTACGCTACCGACTTCCTTGGGCGCATGATGGACAGCGGAATCTTAGCGGATCTAACCGATAAGTTCTTTGGGCCAATGCAAGAGTTCACGAAGGGTTTTACCGATGGCAACGTACAAGCAAGCGTAGATAAACTGCTAGCCTCTATCCTTGCTGTTGGTGCATCTATACCGGACATCCTGAGCGGTACATTCCAGAATATCGGGAAGATTCTACAAAACTTCCTAACCAACATAAACGCGTCTATTGGTAAGTTGAATCCGTTACTAGCCGCCGAAGGTCATAAAAAGATAGATGACCTAAAAACCGATTATGTCTACGGTCGCATAAGCAAAGAGCAGCTTGATGCACGGCGTACCCAGATATCTAACGAGTACGGGTTTGGTGCTACCGGTGACATCATGCAGGGCGTGGACTTTGGTAAACCCTTTGCTGAAGCGCAGAAGTTTGCCGACAGCATCATATCTAAGATGGCAGGTAGTAAAGCCCCTGAAGTAGGTGGGGTACCTAAGCCGTTCGGCCCTTACTTCAAACCGGGTGAAGAGCCGGGTATGGGTGGAACTACCGCAGGTGAAACGGGTGATTTGCTTCTCCGTATTGCAAACAATACCCAAGAGACCGCAGACGCTTTGACCCTACGGCGTGAGACTTTAGGCGGTGGGGCGATGGGTGCAATAGGGTTAACAGGTGCTGAGGTTGGGGCTGTCAACGCTTCCTACGGCAGGTTCGGTAATGGCTTGATTCCAGCAGGGACAGACCTTGAAAGAGCCATGCGTAGACTTATCCGAGATGAGGGTAGACGCAACGGGCAACCCGGCATAATGGGGCGATTCTGATGGCTAACATTCACCCGCTACTAGTCGAGTTCGATGTACCTGAGCCGCGTCCGCAGTTCGGTAGGCTTATGGTTCCACTTGATGGAACTAAGGTAGACCTAACCAACAGCAACAATATTTGGCAAGACCCTGCCACACTTACGATGATGCTTGCCCCGCTACCGGTTACACCTTCATGGCGTACAAGTTACAGCGGATCCTATGCGAGATACCAAAAGACCGACTACACCTTGATAACTGCAGCTAAGTGGAAGCAAATGCAGATTCGGGCATCCGGTGATTACTACCTACAATCCTTGGACGTTACCGAGCGGGCTACGCTTACAACTGCCTTCAGTGCAAACCAGCCGGTCTACCTTAGCCTCTACGTTCCTGGACTCAAAGACACCGACAAAAGCATCATCCTAAAGGCTGGCTGGGGTGTTGGTTCTGCTGGAAGCGTTGAGGTTTGGTTTGCCGCTAACGGCTCTGCTCAAGTGTACAAGTCTGGCGTGTTGGTTGGAAGTTATGACCGGGGAGACGCGAACATCGCTCCTGCGGTAGGCACCACTGCAAGTAAATCAAGCCGCTCTGACTTCATCTCTATTATGATGATTCCCGCTAGACGGCGGGAGCTGATAGTAGCAACATCAAACGGCACTCACTTTTCCCATGTCTTTAGTGACCTAAGCGCAGGGACAAGTAATACGATTGTTCCGGCTGCGGCGTTCTCTTGGTTGGTACCTTCCGGTCAAGCCACGGTGCAGCTCGCAAAGTGTGCCTTTGAGACATCTGGCTACATTCTTTCTAATGTAAAGAGCCTGCGATATCCGCCTCCAACCGGTGCTACCTTTGGTCATACCTACGCGCAAGACTCTATAGGCATTGGTGCTGTTACTTCCGATGTGACTCTTGTAAAGGCAGACGGTACAACATACACGCCTAACGGTGTTATCAAGGATGTAAGGGCAAAGGTAACCCTTACCGGCGGTACTGGCACTTATGGTATTTATTCCGTTGAAGCAGTCTACGATGCCCCGGTTGGGTCTACCTACGATGGAACCGTAGACGTTACCCAGTACATAAAGTCACTGAGCATAAGCGTAGATGAAGACGGCAAAGCCAGCTGCAACATTGGTGCCATTGCGGGTCTGTTGGTTGAGGCTGGAGTAGAACAGCCAGACGTAACCTCAGACCGACCGGTTAGGATTGCTCTAAGCGATGGGGCTACACCGACACCAACTTATCAAGATATCTTCCGAGGTACGCTTCAGCCTCCCAAGATTGAATATCTAGATCGTGATACGTCTTACAACTGGGCAACATATGTCTATCAAGGCACCGACCGTAGCGGTGACTTTGACCTTGCGTGGTTGGTCGAGTCTTTCCCTTACGATGGTTATTTGGCAGGTAATGCTATTCTGGATTTAATGCTAATCGCTGGCTATACCGATATTTATTTCAGCGGTGACTTTCCTTTACAAGATTTGCCGTATACCACGAACGTATCCAAGGGACAGTACAGCCTTGCTCCTGATTACGGCGATACGGTGCAGTCTTACCTAGACAAAATCAAGCAAGAGTACTACGCTACTTGGATAACCGGATGGATGCCGACCGCTTCCGGCTACTACTACCAGTGGCTTGATGTGAACGCGGCTAGTACTGCATCCACGATGACCCTATACCAAAGCATAGCGGCGGCAACTACGGCAGGAGTGACCGAAGTACTACGACCACAAAGGGTTATCCGTACACTCAATAGTTACTATGAGCAGCCTGAATGCACTCAGGTAACCGTCATCGGTCAAGACCCTAACACCGGGCTTTTCATTCCATACACGCAGATAGATGCAGCGGCAGAGGATGCGGACACACCACCGGCAACACGCCCAAGGAACTGGCGTGGCAGACCGGTATGCTACCAGTATCGTGACCCTGCCCTGAATACCTTAGATGCAGTTACGGCTGCCTGCTTGATGCTTTATAGCCGCTTGACTACCGGGCGCACTATGATTGAGTTCGACGCTACTTTTTTGGTTTACAACAATAGCAACCGGCCTGTCTGGCTTGGTGATGTCATCAAGCTTATGGATACAGACGGGGTAGCCGTGCTGGGCAACTACCGGATTATTGCCATCCCGCAAATCGAGTTTGTGCAGGAGAACACACCCGGATCAAGCACCTTGTTCAACGTCCGCCGAGCATCCTATCGGGCGGTCTACGTGAGCGCAGGGACGTAGTATGCCATACATTGACGGCACAAGAACTGCCACGCTCACGATGAGCCATACGCAGAACGTCTTGGTGCGTATCTGGAATCCTTTCGCAACTCAACCGCTGGAGCCTGACTACGATACGCACTTTACTAACTTTACCTTTGGTGGGCATCTAGGCTTTACAGCATCGCTTGCCATCGTTACCAACGTAGTAGCACCATCACCTGGAGCGGCTTGGACTTGGGAACTTAGGGCTAACATCACGGTCAACAACGGACACGGTAGCACCAACAGTTCGTATACCGTGCTGGCATCCGGCAGTGAAACCGGATCCACCACGTACGCGGATGCTTCCGTAACCTGTGCTGGTACTTTCTCCGCATCGGTTGGTGTTGACAAACTTTGGGACATTGCTGAGGATTCCTATTCGTCATCTGTTGCACCTACACGCTTCCCAAGCCTAACCGGTTACACTTGGTACGAACGCACCACCACGAGCAGTACAGCGGCTTGTAGCCTATCTGCTGGCGGCTCATCGGTTGCCGTGTCAGCTGCGGCAACATCGAGGCGTAACGCAGACTACACCGCAACCCTCAGCGCATCCGGTTCATGCGCTGGGGATGTAAGGCACGACTTTGCGATATCTCTTGTCAAGGTCAACGGCACCACCGTACACGACATAACCCATGCCCACACTTTCCATAACCAGAGCGCCACGGAGTGGAGCCTAAGCATCTTGGGCGAGACCGACGGCTTTGGTATTGTTAGCACGGCATTTGGAAACATCAGCACTTCATCATGCCTTGATCGCAATGTGTCTATCGTTGGCAGGATACGGGCTTGGGAGGGAGCGTATCCCGATAACCTCAATGTCATCGTAACCGGCTATGACGGCGGTACACGTAGCATCATAAGTAGCGGCGGGTCATACGGTGGGCAAGACACGTTCGTAAACTACAGCACAACTACGGTATTGATTGACCCTACCTATGGAAGCGACAGCAAGGTAACGACCTTGAATGATGTCCCTGCGTGGATATCTGCTGAGTTGCAAAGTAGCGGTCTAACAACCAACGGAGACTCAAGCACCGACAACCGGGTCTTGTTCCGGGGCTTCCGCTTCAATGGCTGGTCAATCACTGAGACAAATAATAGGGCTATCGCTGGCACTGGTAATGACAGGGCATATACACCTTACGAAGGCATGAGCGGCTACCGTTACCTTGCTATCCAAATCAAAGCCCAGACCGGCACCAACCAAGCCGGTTACATCGAACTAACCGATTACAAAGCGAACACCAAACGGTGGCAGGTTGTGGCTCCTACGACCTCCTACAGCACGGTTACACTTGACCTTTGCTCACCGGACATCTGGAGCTTTGGAGCCTTGCCCGCTGCCGAAGATAAAGACAACCCTTACCCACGGAAGAACCTAACCAATGCGGCGTACGCTGGTAACGAGTCTTTTGATACGGCTTACTGGGGTATCACTAGCTGCAGACGGTTGCGTGTGTCAAGCGGATCTATTGACATCGGTACAACAACTCTGGTCTACACCAACACCGATAGCACCTACTGCCCTGACAGTTTCACTGCTCAGTTTGAACGCATCACACCTGCCGTGGTTAGTGAGTCTGAAACCACAACTTACTACTATGGGCGTAGATTTTGGCAACAGGACAGAGACGGCAGATGCGAAGAAGAATCCGATGTTTACTGGCAAATGACGGTGGGCGGTGTTACCGGGGTAACAACCTACAGCCTTCAGCCAGTAACGATCAGCGGGTTGGTTAGCGAGATAAACACCTCCGATGATGGCATTGTTCGGCATCCTGGCTGGACGGCAACGAACAGCGTAGCCTACCCGGCTGGTGCTACCTGCACGGTATCTCAACCGCCATTGCGTGATTGTTTCCTCAACGGCGTAACCGGCTACAGTACATGGCTTTATGGTGGCGGCATCCTTGCAACCCCACACGCTACGACCGGTACAGAGTTCTCATACGGGCATCAGATAGCACAAGGTACCATCACAGCCCAGACGCTCTTTGATCGCATCAATGGCAACTTCCCGCCTGACTTGTACGACCCGTTCGACATCAACGGCGGTACGGATGCGGCCTTGTATCTGGCTGGTGGTTCTTTGCTCAGGGGTATCGCTCACGGTGCTATCTTGGACGATGCGGGAGACCCTGCAACCACCGGTACAGTTGACTTGCTACTTGCTAGCACGAGCGCCAACAGAGGTACAGATTCCACGCTTGATGCCGAAGGACGCTACTACACATCAGCGCCCTGGGGCTTGGGTGAAAGTAACCATGATGTCATACAAGGCACTAACAATATTGGTTTAGATCCGCTTCACACCTCGCACCGCTTCCGCTCTTGGTTCCGCAGCTTGACGGCGGCAGGAGGTTGTCTGTCGGTTGATGTAGCCCCGAACCAAAGGCTCTGCTATGCCAACGTTGAAAGCCATACCGTGGTGCTACACTTTGCAGATGGCCCTAACGCTTCAAACTTTGTTGAGGTAACAACATCGATAACCGAGGTTGACTGTGTAGCGATTGCCTACGACCCTACGAGCGCATCCGGTAGGCTTTACATCTTGGTTGAGAAGCAATCAGGTGGTGGGATAGATTCCTACTACACCGATGATGAAGGGGCAACCGTAAGCATGGCAACAGTAGTAAGTACAACCGGGACACACGTTAGCGTAGGCATCAACCCGATGGGTAAGCGTATTGTAGCCTTCCGTGGTACAGGTAACGACCTCCACAGGGTCATCTACGACCCACAGGGTAACGTCATCACGGCATCATCTGCGGTAGTAGCCAGCGGGGTACAGAACGACCAGACGGCTATAAGTTGGAGGCTTGGAAACTGGTACCTTTACTACCACGACACGGCGGCGGGTATCACGCAGCTGGTAAGTGTGGATGATGGCGAGACTTTCGCCTAAAGAAAAATGGGTGGTGGGCAGCAGGAACAGCAACCGAGGAGGACTGCCCACCGTGTCGGGAGATAAGATCGACAAAGGAAATATATCATGCTGAGACCAATCGCTTTACGTGCAGCTAAGGAAGCCATCGATAATGTTGGTGTGCAGGAAACCGGGGACAACAGGGGCAAGGCGGTAGAAATATACCAAGCCTCCACCACGCCACCTGTGCCACCCGGTAGCCCTTGGTGTGCTGCTTTTGTGGTTTATCGGTTGCGCAATGCGGCTCATGACCTAGCCCTTGACATCCCGGCAGACTGGCCACGCTCGGCATACTGTCCCGATCACGGCAACTGGGCAAGGAAGACCAAGAACTGGTTGAGCGTGAAGGATGCGGAAGCAGACCCAAGCAAGGTACGCATCGGTGATTTGATTTGCTTCTGGTTTGCGCCACTCAACCGGCTGGCTCATATCGGTATCGTGACCGGTGTCTTTCCATGGGGTGTCAAGACGGTAGAAGGCAACACCAGCCCAGAGATGGAAGATGAAGACCAAGTAAAGCGGGAAGGTGACGGTGTCTACCGCAAAGCCAGAGCATGGCGCGAGCTTGGAAGCAACGGCGGCTTTGTACACATTGATTGGTAAAATGAAGCAACGAACCCGGCAAGCCTCTCAACGATGCTCAAACCGCCGGGTCACTATTTGAACTTGTAAGAAAACCTTACAAGTTGACGAAAAAAGACCCGATTGTTTAGATCGGGTCTTTCCTCATCAGTCCAGCATCCAATAGTTGTTTTGGTTTCCCTTGCGGGTGCTAACAGTCTACCCTATTGTTCGTTAAGTCTTTGCAGGTGTCTAACGTAGCCCTTGAGTATCGAGTTGATTTCCCTCAGCTCCGCTATCTGCTGTTGAGCCTCGCACCACTTAGCCTGCCAGTCAATGCCGGGTTGCTCCGGCTCATCTTGCCGTTGTGGTTGCACCGTAAGAGTTACAAGTGATTGTTGATATCGATTGTATATCTTTGAAACTGTGCAGGCATTTACGCCAAGCACTTCAGATATCTTCTTTGGTGTATGCCCATCAGTTCTCATTTGAATGATGGCTTTACGTGTCTGCTCTGCTAAATGTTTTGCGCCCATTACTTATCTCCTATACCGTCTTGATGGTGACTGCTTGCGCTTCCGGATGCACGACAAAGCCAGCCTTTAGGGCATCCGCTGGATGCTCAAGCATGGCGCTCTTGATTGGCTCTGGAAGTTGGCTAACCAAGATGGATTCCTTGATTTTGATGGCAGCGGGGCAGTTCTTCCTTGCCCATGCCAAGGCTGTATCCTCAGACTCCACGGCAACCTTTGGAGCCAGTGTACGGAAGCCAACCGTACCATAGGGACACGTCCAGGTCTTACCCTTCAGGCTGCCGTCAGCCTTGCGCGGTAGTTGGCTCATTGCGTACTCCTGCAGCTGGGCGTTGTACTGAGACTCCAGCCATTCAAGCCGTGCTGAGTGCTTGCCGATCAGGTTCTGGCAGTTCTGCATGATGGCATACATCTTCTTAGTCTCGGCATCGATGGCTGCCTCGATGTCCATACGCTTCCGCATTACCAACAGTGCGAGGTCTTCAGGTGACTCGTTACCCTTGATCCAACCTGAAGCAGGGCCGGCATACTCGCCCGTTTCTTCGTCCCACAGTTCGCCGTCTATGATCTCAAAACCCATTGCCTATCTCCCTTCAGGTCTTCAGGTGACCCAACCCATGAAAACTGCTTTTTGTATGCAAGTTCTACGGTGAAGCCAGCACCGCGATTGATTGGGATAACCCAGTAGCCGTTAGCGTTCATCGTTACCATCTGATGGTGTTTGTACTTGCCATCGGTGTAGGTCATGCCCTGCTCCATGGCTTTCTTCAGCAACCACACCGCATCGTTCTTGCTTATCATTTCACTACCTCCCATGTAAGCACAATCCAATCATTTGCCGTTAGATCATCCATATCAAGACCAATCGTATACTCAATCATGTCGTAATCGTCACCTAAGTCACCCATATATGTGTGCCTTACAAACCTAGAATTATCGGTGTCATAGAAGTAATAGAAGTCATCTTCCCAATCACTGCGTCTGAATGGTAATCCCTTCTCAATCGATGGCGTTAGTTCGTGTAGTTTCATCTACTGAGTGGCCTTCCCGGCGCTGGTCTTACCGGCTCATCAATAACAATGTTGCCCTGTGGCCCTCTACGAAACGATTCCTGCGGGGTTACCGCTCCGTTTGCGTCATCATCCTCATCTGCCGATATTGCGAGCAGGGCGGACACAGAGTAGCGGCGGCCATAGGTAAGAGCTGAACCCAACCCGTGAGCATCCGGCTTGGTTACCGGGATGGTTACCGTGGTACTGATCCACTCACCTGATGTATGGATGATGCGAGATTCTACGGTCACTGCCTGCATTGCCTGCGGCTCTTGGCTGCCCTGCGTAAGCATCAAGCCGTTTGAGGTAAGGATAGGGCGCAGGGTGTCCAAGATGGAATCCAAGGTTACGTACTTACTGCGGAAGGCGGGGTTTTTACCCTCCTTGCTGATGCCCTGCATTTGGCTTTGTGCCTTGATAAGGGAAGGGGCAATAGCCCCTATGGTTTCACTACTAGTCATTCTTTATCTCCCTCTGTATCTGGGTCAGTAATGCTGATCCAAACGGTTTTATCGTTGAACTTGATTAGGTTGCCTTCAATAAAAAACTTGCTGTTCTTATCACGCTCGTAGATGAGCCAGTCTTGGGCTTCATCTAACGTCAGCTCGTGAGAAGTTTTCAAACCGTGAGCCGTGATGATCTTGCCTTCTTCGTCGGCATCCTCAACCATAGTGTAGGCTTGTCTAAAAAGTGTCATCGTTATTCTCCCGTTACGTGGTTGGATGCGTCAGCGTTGTAATCGTCTGGATCTGCAATCTTGATGCAGACATCGCCCATGCCAAAGATAACCACGTCATCTTCTACCCGGATATCTTCGTCTTCACACTCGTTGATTGCGTCAATGGCTTCGTGAAGATCGATGTCATGAAGTCCGGATGGGCTACTGAGCTGAAGGCCCATGCCTTCTTCGATTGCCCACTTGACTGTTGCGATTGCTGATGCCTTCATTGTCTTATCTCCTTGCCCCCTTTCGGGGGCATTGCAACTTAAAACCGAACTACAGTAGGAATCCATTCAGGAATCCGGCTCGTGACTACTCCTCTTTGATAACGCACCGAAGCCATCTTGTTAGATCCTTCAAATACATCAAATGAAGCACCATTGTTTTTGAACTGTTGAACGCCCGCACTTATTGCATCATCAACTGATTGGTATAAACCATAGCTCTGATATCGCCGATAAATTCCAACCCAAGCCTTGAGTTCAAACTGTCTGTCCATTGTCTTATCTCCTGTACCGCTTGGTACATCAACAATATACACCGGCAATATATATGTGTCAAGGGCTTGACAGAATAATATATTCGTGTGGTATATATAGAGCATGATTAGAGGACTTACACAACAGGAGCTGGCACGGCGGACTGGTTTCACCCAGCCACGTATCAGCGACTACATGACAGGCAAAAAGGCTCCGGGTGATACCAGCCTTCTCAAGCTCGCAGAAGCGATGGACATGGATCCAGCGGAACTCTCAAAGCAGTTGATGCTACGTAGGACACTCCGCAAGGGTAAAGCACCGGAAGCACCAGAGCAACCGGGCGAATAGGTAGATAGGGAGATAAAGAAGATGCGACGATGCAACGAATGTGGAAACTCGGTAGAAGATACAGACAAGATGTGTACGGCTTGCCGGTTGGCAGAATGGCGGCACTTCCAAACCTTGGAGATGAACAAAAGAAATAGGCAGAATGCCTTGGATGCTAACCGGGCTGCATACCTTGGACGTAAGAAAGCAATCAAGGACAGCATCAAGGCTGGTGTTATTACTGCTATATCGGTTCTGCTTTTCTTGGCGCTTGTGTCTGCCACACGTGATGCCATCCGTTATGAGTGGGAGACTAAGCCAGCGATGCTCAAGGCTAACGGTGTCAAGTAGTGAATACATATACATTATTACAAGGGCATTGCCTCGATGTGTTGAAGACATTACCGGATGAGTCTGTGCAGACCTGCATTACATCACCTCCATACTTTGGGCTAAGGGACTATGGATGCGGTGGGCAGATTGGCTTGGAAAGTACACCAGAACAGTTTGTTCAATCATTGGTTGATGTGTTTGCGGAAGTTCACCGAGTGCTAAAGAAAGACGGCACACTGTGGCTCAACCTTGGTGATAGTTATGCTGCACAGCGTAGCGGTACATCCATGCCAGCAGAAACGTTAGCGGGTGGTGTTGGTGGTAAAGGTAACAAGGCTGCACACCGTGGCCATGATGGCGCAGCTGGACACGCTCACCGTAATGCCAGCAATATAGGACTAAAACACAAAGACCTGATAGGCATCCCTTGGCGTGTTGCTTTTGCCCTTCAGCAGTACGGCTGGTATCTACGGCAGGACATCATCTGGCACAAGCCTAACCCTATGCCTGAATCGGTAACCGACCGATGCACCAAGGCACACGAGTACATCTTTCTGCTGTCAAAGTCAGACCGCTACTTTTACGACAATGAAGCCATCAAGGAACCTGTATCCGATACAAGCCTGAAACGTGCCGAGTACGGATGGAACTGCGACAGACCAAGCACGAAGAACGCAAGCATGGGTGGCACAGGCATTCACACTGAGAAGATGGGAACACGCTTTGTCAATCCTTCCGGACGCAACAAGCGAAGCGTCTGGACTGTATGCACAAAGCCCTACAAGGGCGCACACTTTGCCGTATACCCAACCGAACTGATACGACCTTGTATCCTTGCCGGTAGCCGTCCCGGTGACACCGTGCTTGACCCATTCAACGGGAGCGGTACAACTGGTTTTGTATCAATGGAAGAACGGCGCAAGTACATCGGGATTGATATCAACGATGAGTACTTAGCCATTGCAGATGCTCGAATCAAATCAGCTCAGGTTCAAGAACAGATGGACTTTTAGTGCAGGTAAGACCAAGCATTATTCGGCAGACGCTCCGGGCTCTATCCAAGGCACCGGAGCGTTTGTTGTCTCACGACGAAATGATTCTGCTCCACTACGGCTGGGCTAACGGCATCCAAAAGGATGAGTGCTTTGATGCTATGATTCGGCACAACTTCGCATTCATCCGCGAAGTATGCAAGGTCATCAAGCACAAGGAACACTTTGTAGATGCTTGCCAATACTGCGTTGAAGGCTTGATTCGTGCAATCGAAAAGTGGGAACCTGAGCGTGGGTTGCGCTTCTCTACTTACGCACATCCTTGGATTTACCAGAAGCTTAGGCGGTATCAATCCAACCAATACCGCACAATCCGCATAGCCGAACACGCACTGGTCAAGTGGCATAAGTTGAAACGCTTCTACGTCATACTGGAACTGGAGTTGCGTAGACCACCAACCGATGAAGAGTTATCCGAACGCTCTGGGATGACCCTTGAAACCATTGAGATATGCCGCACGGCTTCCGGCATCGAGCCAGTCTCCATTGAGACCCCAGTACAAGGTAGTCAGTTGGTGCTAGGTGATACTGCGATATTTGGATCTACGCAGAGCGCAGAGGATGAGTATTTCTCCGAGTCTGAAGGCGGTACGCTGATGACGGCTTTAGGCGCTCTTGATGACGAGATCCGGCAGATGATAGCCTTGCACCTTGGGCTTGATGGACGTGTACCGCAGACCATCCACATGGTAGCCAGCCGCTACCGCATACCTCCGGCAGTAGTCAAAGAGCGCATCCACAAAGCACTAGCGCAACTAAGGGTAATCCATGAAGCATCTTGAAGACCGCGAGCAGATAGCCTTGATTACTTGGGTACGCTTGATGCAGACAAAGCACCCTGAGCTTGCAACTATCTACCATTGCCCTAACGGTGGGCATCGTGACATCAGGACAGCTGCAAAGTTCAAAGCCATGGGTGTACGTGCCGGTGTCTGGGACATCTTCCTACCTTGCCCCGTACCCGGTTTGTATATCGAGATGAAGGCTGGTAAGGGTAGGCTAACACCGGGGCAGGTTTCCTTCCGTGATGCGCTTCAGCCGCACGGGTATAAGTTTGTGGTGGCTTACTCTTGGCATGATGCAGCCAAGGCAATAGCGGATCATGTGGGCTTTACCTTTGATGTATGATGCCTTGTCGGTCTAACCGGCTACTTGATATGCATGGTCAAGTATGCAACCCGCTCACCTGTACCTGAGCGGGTTTTGCTTTTGATGTATAATGTGACTGTTCCTTTCTGTATGGAATAGGCTTTGCCAGCCCCCGGCTGATCCCCGGGGGTTTCCAACAGAACGGAAACAACATACAGAAAGTAGTAACCCCATGGCAACTCCTGCCACGGATGCGGGTCAGGCTATCGCCTTTCTCCGGCATCTATTCAAGCCGTACTCTGACGGCTTCATCGAGATTCGACCTTTGTCTAAGGTCAAGCCCCACGCTAACCGCACAACGTACCGCCTTCCGCATTGCCTGAAGGGTGAAGAGGGTCAAGCGCTTACACAGCACATCATCAGCCTTGCCATTCGTGGCTATGATGTCTATGTAGGTGTGTGTCCAAGGGCTGCACCTGAAGGGCCAGGACGTAAGCTCGGTAAAGAATCTATTGAGCAGGTCGGGGCAGTCTGGATTGATTTGGATTCCAAGGTACCCGGCAGTAGTCAAGGTTTACTTGACAACTGCGACATCGTGATTCATACCGGTAATGGTTGGCACGGCTACGTGATGCTTCCTGCCGTTGCTAACTGCCGCAACACCAAAGACCGAACGGCCATTGAGTCAAAGATTCGGTCTTGGCAAAACTCTATAATCCTTGGCACTGATCCGGTAGGCAACGTCGATAGGATTCTAAGGGTACCCGGCACCATCAACTGGAAGGAACCAGACAACCCCAAGGCGGTAACCCTTTTGAAGGGTGGCGCAATGCGTCCAATCCACAAGGTTTCCTTGTTGGTTCGTCATCTGGAGGATGCCCGATTAGACGCTCTGCTGGCTTCCGCAAAGCAAGGGCAGCTTGGGCGAGCCGTACCCCGTATCCGTCATGCAAGCGGTAGGATAACCGACCTACTGGATGTGTTCTTCCTTGAAGCCGAGGAAGCCTGCATGGCGTTTGAAAGCAACCCCGCTTGGGAATACCGGTTAGATATCGTCCGTGCCGACCTGCCGGAAGTTATGGAGTACTACTTTGGATCCTAAAATTACATCTATCTGGGACATCCCAGACTTTCCAGACCCTAAGCCGGAACGGAAGCAACGACAGCCCGGTGAGTATGACGGTGACGGTACCCTTGCTAAACTTAGGCAACGACACCCTGAAGGCGGCGGGCCTTACGGTGGCAGGGACAATGCGCTAACGGCTTGCGTTGGCTACATGAGATCCACACGGCTAGACATTGATTACGCCATGCCTGCAATCCTTGACTGGAACAAACGGCTATGTGATCCGCCGCTTGAAGATTATCAAGTATATGAAAAGGTCGGCAGGGCTTGGGCAGAATGGAAAGATTCCGACCTGCCACCGCTAACACCTGCCATGCTCCGTGCTGAACTTGAAGCGCCCATAGAAGAAAAAGACCCTATTGAATGGATGACCTGGGCGGATATCAAAGCCAAGGTTGCAGAGCTTGGGCCATTACGCTGGATTGTTCCCGACATGATTATGAACCGGGGGCTTACCTTCATTAGCGCAACATCGGGAGGCGGTAAGTCTTGGGCAGCTCTTGACCTACTCAGGGCTACGATGGGTGGCGGGATGTGGCTTGGTTCGCTTGAGTGTACAAAAGCAAACGTTATGTACATCGATGAAGAGATGGGGTGTCAGGTTTTCTTTGACCGTGCCGACCAACTAGGCATGGCACCGGAGAACATTATCTATTCCGATCATCAGCGCATCAAGCTTGAAAACCCAAAGCACATGGCATCCATTCTGCGGAAGATTGAAGCCCTCAAGATTGACATCGTTATTGTGGATACGTTGGTACGTGTTCACGGCTTAGACGAAAACAGCAACACCGAGATGGCACGGTTGTACGGGTTGTTTTGCCAGATGAAAGATTGCGGTGCTGCCATCGTGGTACTTCACCACAATCGAAAGTCAGGCAGTGAGGGTGGCATCGGTCACGAGCAGATGCGCGGGGCAGGTGACATCGTGAGCCAAGCCGATACGGTTTTCTCAATATCGCACAAACTTGAGAATGATACCTACACGATGATTACAACCAAGAACCGGCACTGGCGGCACAAGGAGCGACAACCCGCAGTGTCTTGGACTATCGGCCCACAAGATGGGCGCTTGAGCCTCGTACACGCCGAACCTGAGGGCTTTGCTGCCAGAGTTGGTCAATCTACCACTGATGCCATTCTTGCTTGTGTTGAGGCAAATCCCGGAGTTGGTAAGAACATCATTCATGCCAAGGTCGGAGGGCGCAAGCAAACGGTACTAGATGCCATCGATGAGTTGGTTCGTGAGAACCTTTTAGACGCTGAGGCATCGCTGCGTGGTGGCTATCGTTACACCAAGAAGGGAGCCATTTGACCGGTTCCCAACGACCGGTTCCCTTATATATAGGAACTACTACTAGTTTGGTTTCCCCCAGTTTGGTTTCCCCCAGACCCCCTTCCGAACTGGGATGCCCCGAAGGTGGGCATTACCAATACCAGACCAGTGAGGAAGGTTAGAAGTAATTGTTTATATGACCGGTCAGGTTCCTCCGCTAAAGCGGGAACCAGAACCGGTCTGTGGAAGGACTGCAAGATGAATGAACCGGAACTTGAGATTTGGGATTGGGCTACATTCAAGCGCAAGGCGCAGGAGGATGAAGAAATGAACGGTGAAAAGTACAGATACAACCTGGCGATTGCTAAGTGTTGGTTGAGAGCTGGCGGCAGAATAACTTTGATGAAATGGGTACATCGCAAAGACTATGAAACACACTTGATCTGCAAAGCCGGGCTCGTGGTCTTGATCCATTGCACTGGCGAGGAGCAACCATTCTGCAACCTTGACAAACTGGAAGCGGCAGAGTTTCTTTTGATTCCGCAGAACCACGCCATCAGTGAGTTCATGCCGTATGCGGATTGGTCGTATCGTTCAACGATGCTCTAAAATAATGTTTGACAGTTTATACCGCTAGGGTATATATTGATGTGTCGGTGATGGATGTGAAAATGCCCGCAAGGGTGGCCCCAGTGGTTCCGGTAAAGACCTTTTCATCATCGACATATCAAAGAGCCAGTGGCTCAAGGAGTTTAGTAATGGGATTTTTTGCACAACACGGGAAGTTCTCGGAAGGTGGCGGCAAGAAGTACAGTGTAGCCGAGCAGGGTATCTACATCTGTGCGCTGATTGATTGCGAAGCGGTACAGGGTAAATCATTCGATGACCCCAACGTTCTCGAACCCAACTTTAAGTGGGTGTTCGAATCGACCGAGGTTGGTGACGATGACGGCCAGCCGTTCCGCTTCATGCAGTACACCAAGACCTACTACGGCAACGAGAAAGCCAAGCTCACCATTCTCTTGGATGGCATGGTTGGTCGGATGACTAGCCAGCAGTTTGCAGAGCTTGACATGGAAGCCCTCAAAGCCAAGTCATGGCAGGTAGTGGTAGGAACCAGACAGAAGATGAATGGTGAACTAACCAACGTGATCGAGACCGTGAAGCCGGTAAAGGTTGCAACTACAAAGCCACTACGCAAGGTTACACCGCAACCGGTGGATGACATCGTAGATCCGTTTGAAGGCGAGTAGATACGGGTAACGTGTAACCGGGAGGGGTTAGAATCCCTCCCAACCTTGGGAGATAAAACAATGACAGAAACAACTAAGACTTTAGCCGAGGTTATTACAGACCTCGCACAGCAGACCATCAACCGCGTTGAGCCTTTCGGCGTAATCGATTGCCCGCTTCAGATTCAGGTCAGCTCCGACCATAGCGAGATTCACTTGACCAAGGGTGACCTTCACCTGATGGTTGCTATGACGGGTGATGACACCGGAATCTTTGACTGCAACTCTTGGTTTGGCGAGTGTATCCAGAATCCATTCTGGATTGGCAACCTGAAGGTAGCCGATGTCATCGCAGACATCTGGGCAGTGAGCTACAACATTGACCGCATGATGTCTAAACAATCGATGGCGGTGACCGTATGACAGCAACATCATGCACAGCAATCGAAGCCCTCAGAGCCTTGCAGTCAGGTTGTAAGGTTCGGTGCATCCACTGGGATGATGGCAAATATATTGAAGTGGTAGGAGACCTGATTACACTCAACGATAGACAAGGTAATCCTGTTGCCACCCCAGGTATGCTTCAGCTCGTTACTATGAATAGTATTCTTGAGAACTTAGTATTCAATAATGAGTGGGAGACCCTGGAATATTGACCGGGCACTACCGGACATCAAGGATTCAAGCCCTCAGCGTCATCGACGACTGGGGGCTGGACTTTGCAAGCGGGAACGTTGTCAAGTATCTACAACGATGCCCGCACAAAGGAACAGCTACAGACGATGCCATCAAGGCGCTCTGGTACATGGCTTATGCCGCTACCAAGGATGTAGCCTTTGCGGATCGCATAGCCAAGGAAGCCGAGGAAATCAATGGCAGCAGGTAGACCAAGCGAAAGCCTTACATATAACCTAGCCAAGCGGAAGATTATGCTGGAGAAGTTTGATGAACTCCAGGCGCAAGGCGTATCCCAGCGGGAAGCATCCAAGATGCTCGGCTACACATACACCACTTTGAAGAACTGGATGAAGGAACGATCTATGGAAGAACAGCGCGAGATTGAAGCCAAGCGGATGACTTTAGCCGGTGGCTCCTTTTCAGCTGCCCTTGAGCGCCTCAGAGCCGGACAGATGGTAAGGCGCAGGGATGCCCGCTGGTTCGTAGAACTCATCGATGGCAAGATATGCCTTTACGCTTTGGATGGTGCAGGGAATCGACGATACAGCCGAGTGGCTTCATTCGGTAGCCCTGATGTCTTGGCGATGGACTGGGAGATATACCAACCATGACGTGGATTGAAGCCGTAAAGGCTATGGAAGATGGCAAGAAGATAAGGAAACAAGAATGGGAGGAAGACTGGTTTCTCTGCGTCAATAAAAACAATATTATTGAGTTATCAGACAGTTTTGCTGCATACACAATGCAATCCCATTTTGAAGGCCCGTGGGAAATAAGTCAAGCTTATGAAGATACTCGTGACAATGACTGGGAGATACACCAGCCATGACAAAGCTAATCTGGATCACACCGGAAGCGGAACAGGTCATCGGTTATTGCGCTAGGGTGTCCAACCCTGCAAACCAAGATAACCCAGACGTTAGTAGACTGTTGTCTTACTGCATCAAGCATGGCCACTGGTCAATCTTTGAGATGGCTTCAATGTGCGTGGAAATCAAAACCACGCGGGCTATTGCTCCGCAGATTCTTAGACATCGTTCCTTCAGTTTCCAAGAGTTTAGCCAAAGGTACGCAGAGGTTCACGACTTCCCCATTCTGGGGCAGATGAGGCTTGCTGGTACAACTAACCGTCAAAGCTCACAACCCATGCCAGAAAGGGATGACTTAGATGCAGAAATGCAAGGAGTCATTTTAGACGCTGAGTTGTCTGTCTCTCGTGGTTATTGGACATATAACAAACTTATCAAAGCCGGTATTGCTGCTGAGACTGCAAGGATGGTTCTACCGCTTTGCACACCAACCACGATGTATATGAGCGGCACGGTTAGGTCTTGGATCCATTACGTGCAACTTAGAACGCAGGAAGATACGCAGCTGGAACATAGGCAGATAGCAGACAGCATCAAGGCTTTGATGGTTGAGCATCTGCCGATCACAATGGGAGCGATAGCGTGACATTCACTGAAGTGTTTCAGGACTTGATGGATGGTAATCCTGTTAGCCGTACTTCTTGGGAAAAGGAAGATGAGGCGCGAATCGTTTACTACGACAATCAAACAAAGGCATTTGTAGACAGAAGGACATCAGGAGAATGGCAGTCTAAATACCTCTGTGTCATTGGTGACGATATGAACGCTACCGATTGGGAAATATGCGAATGGGAAGAGGGAGATAAAAAATGGCAAGATTTGGTGAAGTAATACAAGACTTGATGGAGGGTGGCAGTAAAGCCGTATTGCGTAGCGAATGGGGAGGTTCGGTATTCCTGCGCTACTCCGAGCTATGGAATATTTTTGAACTGCATGGCCCAGGGGGACGCGTTACGCAGTTGGAAGAACTTAGCCTTTCACCCGGTGACCTGTTCGCGAATGATTGGGCGGTTGTGAAACTTGACCCGCGAACCGGGGAGGTAGCCAAATGATTCTCTTTGCACTCGGTGTCCTGCTTGGTGCGGGATGCTTGGCGGTATACAACGAAATGTATACACGTTGGCTATACAACGATGTCAAGAGACGGGCTAAGGCTTGCGGTATTGACGAAGACAGGATGAAGGCTGCCGTTATCAAAATCACACAAGAGAAAATTGAGGCGGGATGGAATGGCAAGTAGACGATTACGCAACCCACCCAAGGATATCTTTACTCAACTAAAGAAGTGTCCGGCATTGCAAGAGCAAGGGCCTACGTGGACTGTAAGTAACGAAGCGTTTGAGTTGATGAAACGCATTATTATGGAAGAACTGGAGAAAGAGCGATGGCAGCACAACCCGGAGCAGGTAGACCAACCAAGTACACACCGGCGACAGTAGAAAAGATTCTGGAGGCTCTGCGAGGTGGTAACACCCGCAGGGCTTCCTGTGCTGTTGCTGATGTTTCGCAAGATAGCCTAGCCCTTTGGCTTAGAACCTATCCCGAATTTGCGGAAGCAGTAGAAAAAGCAGAGGGTAAAGCGGAAGCCAAGATGGTATCGGTCATCAAAGCCGCATCAGAAACTACATGGCAAGCGGCTGCATGGTGGCTTGAGCGCAAGCACAAGGCCGACTGGTCTAGCCGGGTAGAGCAGACAGGCGCAGATGGTAGCCCGGTCAAGGTGATCGTGGAGTACGCAGATAAACCATAATGCCAGACATTCGATTGGTTCTCCCTAGACCTCATGAAGCACAGCAGGTGATAATGGCACAGGCAAGGCGCTATAACGTCCTTGCCTGTGGCTGAGTAGGTCGAAGATTCGGTAAGACCACACTCGGCGGTAATCTTTTATCTGACCCGGTTCTAAAAGATGCTCTGCCATGCGCGTGGTTTGCTCCTACCTACCGCTTGCTGGAAGAGGCATACAACGATCATAAGCGTATCTACCAGCCTGTCATCCGGCGAGCCGTGCAGACTCCTGCACCGCGCATCGAGTTGATAACCGGGGCAGCAATCGATTACTGGACGCTTGATGACCCTAGCACCGTTGCCCGTGGGCGTAAGTACAAGCGGGTCATCATTGATGAGGCAGCAATGGCTAGGCACTTAGAGCAAGCCTGGACGGAAGCCATACGCCCAACGCTCACTGACTACAGGGGGGATGCGTTCTTTCTGTCTACGCCTAAAGGCTCTAACTACTTCAAGACACTACACGCCATGGCTGGTGTAGATGATGACTGGATGTCTTGGCAGATGCCTACCACGGCTAACCCTTGGATAGATGCCGCTGAGGTAGACAAAGCCGGGGAGTCACTGCCGAGCATCGCGTTTAGGCAAGAGTATTTAGCCGAGTTCGTGGATGCTGCGGGAGCTCGTATCAAGCGGGAGTGGCTACGCTTTGGCGATGCCCCTGAAGGTTTGCCGGTCTACCTTGGTGTTGACCTTGCTATATCTACCAAGGCGGAAGCAGACTACACCGCCGTGGTTGCTCTGAGCCGTGCAGAGGATGGCACGATCTACGTGCTGGATGTAAACCGTACGCGTGCAGACTTTGCTTCCGTGTTGCGGTTCATCGAGGCTATGGCGGATAAGTGGCATCCGGTTATGATTGGCATCGAGCAGGTGCAATACCAAGCCGCTGTCGTGCAGGAGCTCATGAGGCGCACGAAACTGCCTATCCGAGGGATACGCCCAGACCGTGACAAGATAACCCGCTTTGGGCCTCTAGAAGCCCGGTACGAGCAAGGGCAGGTCGTGCATACTGAAGGCTTGCCACCTTACTGGCAGGACGAACTGCTATCCTTCCCGGTTGGCAGGCATGATGACGTGGTCGATGCGATGGCGTACGCTTGGCAGGTGATTGGACAACGTAAGGGTTGGGGAGCCGTCTAAAATATATCTCTTATATCATTGCAGTATATATACTTAGAGTGTATATTATCTACATCAAGCAGGGAGATAGAGATATGACTACAAGAGAAGAACAACTGATCAACGAGCAAGCTAGAGTAGAAGCGCAAGCACGATTGGCTGCGTTCCGTGCAAAAGCAAAAGCATCTGGGTTCGTTGCACCAGCACCAAAGAATCCAGCTAAACTTGGTCAGCTTGCAATGGTAAAAGTTGGCTGGTTCCATGTTCATGGTTATGTTGTCAAAATCGATGGAATGTTTGTATGGATTGAAAGTGAAAGTAAATCATATAAAGTACACGCACTAGGATGTAAATACTTCAACCGCTAATCACACAGGCCCCCGCAAGGGGGCTTTTTCTTTGAGCGGAGCAGGCCGTAGGCCTCCTGTGGGATACTAGGCGCATGGGTATCTTTGACCGCTTCCTTGGCAATAAAGCCGTAGCAAACCCGACACAGGCTTTGCCGTTACCGCTTAGTCAGTCCCGTGATGTCTACCTAACCGGCTATGGCTCCGGTCAGCTGCAAACACTCTTGCGCCGTGCGCTTCCTGGAAGCACTAAAGATTGGGCAAGAGTAGCGGGAGACCTTGGGCTAAACGGTATCGTGGCATCTGCCATTGACTGGTATGTGCGGAACTACCCTCAAGCCACACCAAGGCTCTACCGACCGGTAGACAGCCAGCAAGCAGAGCCGGTAGAAGACCACCCGGTTATCAAGCTCATGGCTCAACCAGATCCAATGATTATGGGTAGCCTTTTCTGGTCTTGGGTCATCCAAGATTACAAACTATTCGGCAACACCTACCTGAGAAAGATTCGGTCTACTACCCGTGGCGTAGTGACCGCTCTGCAGTTCCTTCCGCAGGACATGGTGCGCCCTGTCGGCAATGGCGTAAACCCGCTAACCCACTACATCTACACCACGGACGGGCGCTCCTTTGACATCCCGGTTAGCGACATCATCCATATCCGGTACAACCGTGACCCGCAGGACATCCGCTTGGGTAGGTCTCCTGTCATGGCGGTACTGCGCGAGATAGCCACCGACAATACCGCCAGTACAACCGCTTATGGTTTGCTTGCCAATGGTGCTATGCCATCGCTTATTGTCGGGCCTGATGCCAAAGACCAGACCGTAGACATCTCGATGGATGACGCCCGGCAGGTGAAGCGGCAGTTGCACGAAGACCTAACCGGGGACGGTAGCGGCGGCATCGTGGTTATGACCGGTGCGTATAAACTTGATCGTGTTAGCCTTACACCGTCCGAGCTTGCTTTGGATTCCGTTAGGCGTGTACCGGAAGAACGCATCTGTTCGGCCCTTGGTATCAACCCAATGGTCTTGGGGCTTGGTTCAGGTCTCGAACGGTCTACATACAGTAATTATGAGCGCGCTCAGCAAGCGGCTTGGGAAGACGGTATGGTTCCTTTGCTCCGTACCCTTGCCGACGCAATCACTGCAGACCTGTTGCCAGAGTACCCAGAAACCCAAGAGGGTGACTTCATTCAGTACGACCTTGAAACCGTACGGGCGTTGGCTGATGACCTTGCTGCAGAAGCCGAACGAGCAGAGCGGCTGTACAAGGCTGGCATTATTGATCGTGCTGAAGCCAAGCGCATAGCCGGGTTAGAAGCCGTGCCGGAAGACGAAGGGCAACTACACCCAACGGCTATACCCGTACAAAGCGGTGGTGGTTTTGATGCTTCCGCAGTACGCAGTTACGATGTGAAGGCACGACCAACTGAAGCAATGCGGACTGCTGCACAAAGGGCGCTTGACTGGAAAGCCGAGGGCTTTGATGGCGGGACCCGGATAGGGCTTGCAAGGGCAAACCAGATCGTGAATAGGGAGCAACTTTCCGATGACACGATACTTAGAATGTATTCTTTCTTTAGCCGCCATGAAGTAGACAAGAAGGCTGAAGGGTTCAACGCTGGTGAAGACGGTTTCCCTTCACCGGGGCGTGTTGCTTGGGACTTGTGGGGCGGTGATGCAGGGTTTAGGTGGTCAACATCCAAACGTAACGCTATGCAACCTGACGGCAAGAGCGTTGATTGCTGCACTCCGGGGGTAGTGTACAAGTCTCACCCTTTTTACGGGTACGAGATGGAAAGCATCTCAAAAGAGTAAACAACGACAGTGCTCGAATCTATGCAGCCAGTCAAAAGTTTCGTAATGAACTTTTGGAGCGTGAAGGTGTAGCCATCAGCCGTATGCAACGGGCATACAAGGCAGCCACCAAGGCAAGCATCGATGAACTTGAAGCATTGGAAGGTCGTATCCAAGAGCGGCTAGATAACGGTGAACACCCGTCCGACACCATACTTTGGATGCGTCAACGCATCATCGATAACATTGAAGAGTTAGGAAAGAACCTCAAAAAGTTTAGCATCGAGGGGGCTACGATAACGGCTGATGGACAACTTGAATCAGCAGTCCTTGCGAATGAGGCAAGCGTCGGCATGGTTGAAGCGG